ATCCAACATTAGCGTACGTTGATAGCACATTAGTTGATGTTAAGCCACAAGGGCCATCATTGGAAGTTGCACCGGAAGGTGCAGCAGCCGCAGCAATCCCCCCCCCAAAAGGGTCGCAATCACCTTCTGAAGTATCAAAAGGTAAAGGAAAATGTATCATTTGCGGAAAGGAGTTTCCACTTGGAGATGATATGTTGAATCATGATTGTAAACCCGAGCATAAGAAGAAAACCGCCTTTGGAAAGATTAGGGAGGCTGCATCTGGTGTTAAGGATGCGGTGAAGCATGGTTTTGATCAAGCTGCTTATGCTGCCAAGAATAAAGGGAAGGAGGCTTGGGTGGGTATCCGAAATACCTGGGATAAAATGGAGAAAGGTACGGCAGAGAAATTTGAAGGAGTGCGAAAACAGGTTGAAAACACAAATCCCTGGAAAGGGGCTGTGTTTGCTTTGGTTATTTGTATTTTCACTGCCGTGGCAATCACTCTTATGGTCCGTTTGTTGGCGAAGCAAGAGGATCACAAAAAGAAAGTAAAGAAAGCCAAGAAGGAAATGTCTGAAGATTCAGAGGAAGAGTCTGAAGAATACACCTGCAAATGTTGCGAGAAAACATTTAATTCTGAAAGTCAAAAACTCCAGCATGAGAAATCTGTGAAGCATTTGGAGAAAAAGAATAAAGCAGGACCTTCTGGTGACACAAAGCGACGAAATCGCCAGAATCGCAGAAATGTGCGTTCTGATTTACCACAGGACTCCGACGTTACGACATACATTGGAAAACGTGGTGTTCGTCGTGAGCGATTGCCAAAATGCCCAAAAGGGGAAGGTTGTGAAGACTTCTCTGATGAGCATTGGAAGAAGTTCTTCCACTGGCGTCCCCGTTGTAAGTATAGTGACTGTACTAATAATGATGGGGTTCACCAAAAGAAATATTTTCACCCGCAACCAAAAGATGCTGGAAAGGCATCTGTGAAGGTTGAAACCCAAATGTACTCTGTGCGGAAGCAAAGTGGAAATTTGGTGACAATGTTTGAAGCGAAGAAGAAAGACATTATCATTGAAGGGTTGAAAATGCCGGTGGTTAAAGAAGCTTTGTTTGGAAAGAAGAGACAAGTTCCGAGCCGCTCAGTTTGCATAATTGAAACAAAGATGGGATCCGTCAATGGTACCATCACGTGTGATAAAGCAGGAACAGCCAAAGTTATTGCTGTTAACCATGCTTGGTTTGATGGTAGTGATAATTGCGTTGATGATCCATTTAAAGTTATAGTGCCAAATGTTGGAGTTTGGACTTATAAAACACGAAAGGAAGCAAATTGGGTTGATGCAGATGATGACTTGGGCATTTTTGATTTGAAAGCAAACAATGATGCTGGAAAGAATTGCATGAAAGAATTGCAATTTTTGCAGTTACGTTTACCAGGATCAGATGCTGAGGAAGTTTATCATCATGGAATTGACCCAGGGGCGACTGGTGTGTCAATATCACAAGGTCGCGCTTATGATCGATTCCATAGTTGTGCCACTGTTGAAGGTAATTGCAGTGGACCACTCATCTCTTCAAAAGATGGAAAAGCAATAGGTTTCCATCAAGGAGCGTTACCAAGTGACGGGTTGAATGTTTTCATCCCAGTATCTAAGATACTGCTCCAAAAACTTTCTTTAAACTAGAAGGGCACGCAAAC